TCAATGTGATAAAGCAGTTCTTCTGCCACAGACTTGCTTCATGCATGCACCTAACAGCCCACTGGCGAGAACGCTCCAGCCGACATCCTACGCACTGCCCACATGGCAGCGTGAGGGAGCGTACGATGTCGAACCGGGCGTTCTCATAAAAAACCACATCACCAGCAGCCGTCTTAAACGCCTGCAGCGGGTGGTAACAAGGCATTACATCCGCCATCCACCGCGCATAGGATTAGAACGAAGATTAGGCATTTTCGTACGCTTCACATTGCGCTTAAACATCCTAGACGACTTGTACTTAGAAACAGACTTGCGATTTACCGGTGTCATAGATCTCTCCTAGTTGGTGTCACCTGGCACAGTTACATCAAGTAGATCACTGTGCCACGGAGGGTTGACCACCCTCCGAAACGCTAGCTTCGGCCGCTTGAACGGCCTTCTGGGGCTCAATAAGCCCCATCTCTACTAGCTCCTCCCGATTACGCTCATCCGAGCAAAAATCAACGAACGCTCCCGCGTCGTTACCAAAACGCTTCCGTACAGCTGACGGAAGCGCATCAAACGCCATCCTGGCGTCAATCACAGCGTTCATGGCGCTGTGATAATCAGAAATGCCGGAAAAATCCCCGTATTGAGGAATACGGGCACCCGCCGGCAAACCTGCAACACCAAACTTCTTCAACATATAGTTAATATCGCACTCTTGCTTAAAATTCTGCTGAGTGCGCGTCCCATCAGTACAATAAAGCGCCGACTGCTCGGACGCTTCATTCGTATCATAATTATACGGATTACGTACAAAAGTACTCATCGACCTCTCCCAAAAATACCGCGTAAAACGTCAAGAATAGGCTTAGCTTGACCTGCGGTTTTACCTAAATTATCGAGAGCCTTAACGGCCTCGAGCTCTGCACCATACAACCCTGCTTGTTCAGCAATCATACGAGCCTGCTGAATCAAAACCTTCTCTTGCGTCAACAAATTCTGTTGACGAAAAACTGACTCATTCATTTGCATACGCAAAGAGTCCACCATAGTACGAATCTTCTCTGGTACTTCTTTCTCAGAAGCTACCTTTGCAGCTATAAGCTCAGTATTACCAACAACATTTTGAATCTGAACAGACGTCAAACCAGTTTGAGTTAACGTCTGATTAAGTTGAGCTTTAGCAGCATCAAGACCGACTTGCTCAGTAATATTAGCTTCAGCATTAGTCTTCCGAGCACCAGCTTCGGCAGAACTAATCTGAGCATCAATCAAACGAGTCTGTAAATATTTACCAACAGCACTACCAACAACATTAGAAGACCCTGACCATCCAGGGGCACTAGCTGAAACATTTCCGCCTTTAATAGCGGCCAACATAGGATTAAGACCTGCCGCCTTCATATCATCGACAGCGCGCTGATACTGCGTTTCAGACTGACGCTGATTAAAAGCCATCTGACGATCAAACTGCTGGCGGTCAAGATTGCGAGCTTGAATACCGCCATAAAGATCAGTAACAAACGAACCAACTGACTCCAACATACCCATAAAAACTCCTTATTCCGGGACGCCTTGCTACGCAAAACGCCCCGGTTATTCCTTAAAAATGATCAATCAATCCCGGGACAGAGTACAACGGCATAGGTCTAGCCATCTTGATATCAAAAAACGCATCAAGCAAAAACTGCTGACCATTAGCAGCGGCGCCTACCGCAACGACCCGCTCCACTGGAGGGGTATCCTCAATAAACTCACTATTAAGCGTAGGCAAATCACCAAAGTTCTGCGCCAAATGCCAAGCATCCAAGGTACCTGAGGCCGTAGACCTAAAGAGGCCAGTAATCTGGCTCGGCTTATAGCGATACTCAGCCCAACGCTCTTGGTATCCAAATACCTCATCATCTTCAGCAGTACCCTGGACATAAATTTCCTTATTAAGGACCGCTTGCTCACCAAGCGTAGCAAAAGCAGGAAAATAAAAATCATAACGAGTCTGACGACTCCACATCTTATGCAGACCCTGTTGATAAGTCAGGTCTGCTCTCACGGCCGCAAGGCCAAGAATCACACCATGTTCAGTACTAGAGTACGTAAAACCATGGCCCTGTGCGAGAGCTGTACCCATTGCTGCAAGGTTACCCTGTGGAGTAGTGTTCTCAGCCAAACCCGTTGCGCTGGTCTGCGCAATAGGATTAATGATAACGGGAGTTGAACCACCACCAAGATATTCAGGACGCTGCAAACGAGCATCTGGACTAACAACGCCAAAGTGTGCACGAATAATTTCAGTATAACGAGTACCCCCTCTAGCGTCCCTTTCCAATAACTTCTGAATCTGGAAACTCTGACGTAGCTGATTAATAGTAGCGGCAGTAGCTGTCGACAAATCAGCAAACAAACCACTAACACCAGAACTAACTACGCCAACAGACTCACTACTTGCACGCGTACCAGTCGAAAAAGCAGAACCAACATTGGTGTTATACGCATTAACATCTGCTACCAACGAATTAGTACCAGTAGCTCCAAGACCAAAAAAATTAGTCCCATCAGTAAGCCCAAGCGACTTGCCGTCGCCATATACAGCGGCCTGGCCGCCTAACGGCAAAGTAACAGCATCACCCTTCTGGGGCCAAGGTAAAGAACTTGTGAAGTAATCATGACGCTTACCACGTCTACGCAAAACATAATCACCGGGACTATCAGGACCATCTCCTAAATCAACTACCGCACTATCTTGCAAATTCTGATCACGAAACCATTCATTCCAAATCAGGTTATACGCACGAGGCCAAAAACTACAATGCTCCACAGTAGCAGCACCGCCAATCTGCCCAACAGTTGGCAAGCCCATATAGTCTTGCAAAGAACCCACAGCATAACCACCAGCAGGGCTGGTAGTAGTAGGTACAACATAATCAATGGAAGAATCAGGATCAGGCGTACGCTCGCCCATAAACTTCTGCCAATTTTCCCAAATAAGGCGATTAGGTACAAAGAAAAAGAAAGTATCAAGATACATGTTATCCATAATTGGAAACAACGGCGTTGCCAATCGAGCAAACGCAGTCATCTTGAGATTAAAAGTATCGCCTGGAAGTACTTCATCACAATACACAGGCACAAGATAACCAGAATCAAACGTCGTCTTATACGCCTTCTGACTATCAAACCGGCTGCGGGGAATATCCGCACGCGGAATCATAGCGAACTGGTGAACATTTACTGATTGATTACGATGCATATCGATCCTCCAAATTCCGAGGGCCCTTCATCTCTGAAGAGCCCCCGGTCTATTTACTTACGCACCTTCAGTTGCTTGCCCATAGCAAGAACCTTCGGATCCTCATACAACTCAAAACGGCCATTTGAATCATCAAATGAACCGAGCTCATACAAATCAAAATCATCAGGATGTTGATACACCTGATTGTCTTCTGCAGGCCGATTAACTTCGTCCTGAAAAGACCTAACGGCGACACCAACAGCTGGCAAAAAAAACGGACGGCCAAAAGCCTCGGCAGCCCGATCCTTAATAGAACACACAATCATCTTCATACTTACTCCTCACGTAAGTGTACGTTTCAACGATTGAAGGCGCGCTTTCGCGACCTTCTCCTTAACTGCAAGCCTGTCATCTGTATCGACTTCACGCTCACAACGCCTTTTATACCGGTCAAATTCAATCATGTCAAACTCAACTGGATACTCCTTCGCAAACTTCTTATCGTAGTAGCGGGGCGGCTTGACTTGCTTACCATTCACAACCACATAGTCATGTGGATAAACATCATCCTTCCACTGCTCAAACCACTGAGCTGCAATACCTGGCTTCAAGGACATCTTATTAAACTCCGGTCTTCTTAAACTAACTTCACCCGTAACCGGGTGTACAAACTCATAATGATCATCTGCATTCTTGCCTGTCTGCTTCTTCATAATATAACGAGCAACATAAGCAGCTGATTGAAAAGTAACATCTCCTACCGAACTATACCCAAAAGACATCTCCGTCTTTGGATCAGTCCATAACTCCTCAAGAGCCTGGCTCCGATATATAACGGACCCAGACGACGTCTTCTGCCAAAACGTCTTATCCTCAAAATCAAAATTAAACAAACATGCATGAAAATGCGGACGGCCAAAATTCTCACCATACTCGCCCGCCATGTAAAACCTGATCGGCCGCTTACCTTGAGAATCTTCTTCGTAACCGCTAAAGCGCTTCCGTAGCCGCTTCATGAACTTTTGAAAATGGTCGTAATGCAACGACTTATCTTCTGGCACCCAATCATCATTGTAGGTCAATGTGATAAAGCAGTTCTTCTGCCACAGACTTGCTTCATGCATGCACCTAACAGCCCACTGGCGAGAACGCTCCAGCCGACATCCTACGCACTGCCCACATGGCAGCGTGAGGGAGCGTACAATATCGAACCGGGCGTTCTCATAAAAAACCACATCACCAGCAGCCGTCTTATACGCCTGCAGCGGGTGATAACAAGGCATCTTACATCCGCCATCCACCACGCATTGGATTAGAACGAAGATTAGGCATCTTCGTACGCTTCACATTACGCTTAAAATTCTTAGACGACTTGTACTTAGAAACAGCCTTGCGATAAACCGGTCTCATAGATCTCTCCTAGTTGGTGTCACCTGGCACAGTTACATCAAGTAGATCACTGTGCCACGGAGGGTTGACCACCCTCCGAAACGCTAGCTTCGGCCGCTTGAACGGCCTTCTGGGGCTCAATAA